TAATCAGGATAGTTAGTCCGGCGAGCAGGCACACGATCAGTCCAACCGTGGCAAAACCGACGCCAACCGTCATCAGAATGATCATTATGCGTTTAAGTGTATTCATGGGATTTTATTTTCCCTTCCTTATTAGGTAATATGTGATTTCTTCACGTATCATTGAACCAATTGCATAGATGCAACAAATGAACACACTACCGACTATAAAAGCGAGAATGAAAATAGCCACCTTTCCAATTGCCGGAATTGTAAAAAGTGTGACGATTCCAATGATGATACCGATTACGATAGAGCCAAGCAAAAACGACTTGAAATATTCCAGCATCAATTATGCCATTGCGGCGACATCGCAGACAATGGCTTTGCCATGTCGCCATCCTTGTAATGTGTGGTCGAGATATTGTTGACATAGCAGAACGTGAAATAGCGCTCTGGGTCATAGAAGGAATAGGTTTCGCCATTGTGTATCAGCCCGACACCTAGTCGAAATGTGTCTTGATCAATGATCCTGTATTGCTTGGCGACGGTTGCCGATGTCATTTTCGATCCTTATCCATGAATGTAAATTCCCCTTCTAAATTTCTTGCCATCGGGTTCTATCTCATGCCGACGATTATATTTTTTCCGCCCAGTGCCTTCGTATATCTCTTTACGACCATAGCAATTGGTATAAACGTATTTGTTGGCATAAGGCACATGGATTATGCGTGAAACCTCTGTTGCCCTATGTGAAGGCATTTCGTCCAATGTGTCCAATACAAAGCGAATATATTGGCCGGATGTATCGCTACATTGATCGAATTCAGAAAGATTTTTATGTGCCATTTTGGCCTGTAATTACTAGCATCAAAGCATACCAGCAAAGCGCTCCAACCGCAGCGATGTCAAAGGCGCATGTGAAATCATGGATGATATCGATCATTGACCAGTCCTGATATCAAAGGCAATGCAGCGCATATCAACGGTAACGCCGTCTGTCACATACTTATCCATGATAGGGCGCATGTGTGCCAATTCATCGTTACATTCTTTCAATGAATTGAACGCCATATGCTCTTGTGCGACTTGGGTTACATCCCATGTTGTCGTGTGAATCAAGGCGATTAGAATATAGATTGTTTGAATCATACCTTGGTAACTGCCTCTATGGCGACCGAGGCAACGGCATATTCACGATTCAGCATGTCATAGATAGCCATAATATCGCAAACCCATGTGATATTTGAGTCTGTCTTGATCATGCGAATTGCATCTTCACATTTGATATCAGCCAACCATGCGTCTCTGGCTTGCTGCAAAACATTTAAGTGATCACGCTTGCTCATATTAGATATTCCTAAGATATTGTTAGGCCCTTCTATGTATTTGTCTTACTTTTAGAGAAAAACGTCAAATACATAGAATTGGCGACGATCAATCAGTCCGACTTTTTTTGGGGGCTTTTGCCCGTTTCGGTAGTGTATGCGCCATATGCCAATGCAACCACAAGGCCCAATACAAACAGGATTGCGAGTGGCGAGAAATCATCGACAAATCTATTCCCGACATGCACAGGGTCATTGATGTGCTGGAAAGGCCCGGTAATCAGGTCTTGGGGAATGTGCTTGACGAAATGTTCGTTCAAGCTGTCCCCTATGGAAGCGAAGAACTTGTTATTGAGATCACCGCTGTTGTTCTTGGCAGACATTGCATTCCATACGGTCTGAAAAAAGCTCATAATATCATTTACCAGATTTTGGTTTGAAAATAGTCACATAGCCCATGCGCCACAGACGCCACCAAGCCCATATAACCCAGACGACTACCAGCGCTGGCAAGGTCCAGTAAGGCCCACGAACGATCAAGAAACCAATACCAAATGCAGATATACAGGCGAGCGACATCACAATCGCCCCAACCATCATAATGTTTGCAAATGTAGGCGGTTCTTCACCAATGAAGCGACCTAGATCAATCATGGTATTTCTTAGCCACTTCTTCGGCATAGGCCGCAATAGCAGCTTCGTTCTCTTGGCGCATCTTAAGCTTGTGCGCCTTGATAGCGGTTTGTTCTGTAATACCGAGTTGATGAATAACGTGAATACTATAAAGAACTATAAAAGCGAGAATAATGGTAGTAAGCACTAATTACCTTTCATGATGTTTTACAGCCATTCAACCTTTGTTTTCTGGTTTGGCTCATATTGACCCAATTTGCGTAAATGATCGATTGCAGTGAGAATGGAATTGGCCGTGCGCACAACACCGTCATGCGCCTTGAACGTTACGGGTTGCAAGACACCATCAGCCGCCAAATGATCGATTTGGCCCTTGTGCATGTCGTCAATGGCCGTCAGAATGCCCTTCTGCTTGGCCTTGGCGTAATAGTCCTGCAATACTGGCGTCACGGCTTCTGTACCCTGTCCATAATCGGTTTCGGTTGCGGCTGAAATCTCTCCAAAGCCGCCTGATGGCACTTCTCTAGGGAAGCTCGAATTTCAGGAGTCGAGTCGATTGTAACGCTATAATTTTGGGTGTTTCTGCCATCCGGCCTGATGGTTACAGGCACCACGGCAGAAGCGTTACAGGCTTCGATGGCCTGAACGAATTCAGGCGTCGAAATCCAGTTTGATGTGCAACTGGAAAGCTGGAAAAAGCTAAAGGCACCCGCAATCACGGCAATGCCCATCAGCACTGCTTTGTTGATTGGAATGTCTGAATTGTCCAAGGGTTGCTGTTGTGGCGGCGACACAGGTTCGAATCCTCTAGGCATTTGTACTAATATATGGTTAAAGGATTCGAATGTCAAGTGGCATCATGCCGCTTTTGCAAACCATTTATCCATGTGGACACCGGAACAAAATTCTATGCCAGCACGTTTCCTCGAATGGTGGATAAATTGGCCACAACATTTGCAACGTGGTTTGCGTATGGTCTTCAATTCATCAACCTTGGATTCCAACATCAGAATCTCTTGTGATGGCTTATCCTCTTGGTCCGCTTCCGCAGCCGATATAATCAGCCACATGATAAACGTTTCGATTGGTACTTGAAGAACTTCCTCTTTGGTGAGCTTCAATGAGCCGAGGTATCCAATGAATTCTTCCAACAAATCAGAAGCATTCAAATATTTGTTGAATTCCCGGTTTCTATTCGCCTTGTATGTGATTTTGGCGTCTTGATCCTCGATACGATAATTGCCGTTATCGAAGATAAGCTTTGCGCCATCAGGCAATTTCACTTCACCAGTGAAATCCTTGGCATACTCTAAAAGCTTATCCTTGCGAGGAAAATCGCTGTAGCTATCATCATAATATAGATTTTTAATAGTTAAAGAATTTGTTGCCGATGTTGACGAATTGTTTATCCACAGATTGGTCAATGCTCTTGTGGTTCTAGAGAACGTGTCATTGGTGAACGTGGTTGATGCCGTCACATTATGGCCTTGTGTCATCGCTTGCACCATCACTTTTTGGAGGCGATACAGGTTCTCTTGAGTCGCCATTTCGAACAATAGGTCTTGTGGGATATGATTATGGGGCACAGCCCACAAATTGTCTATGTCCGTTGCCACTGTTAGCCTTGGCGGCAATTGCGGCGGCGATGAAGCATGAGTCTTGGCCATGGCTTTAGCGTCAGCCATGGCTTGCTGATACGGGATTGGTGGAAGGAAGTCGTCCTGATATTTGGCCACATCCATCATATGGTTATCAGCGAACCATTGACGATCAGCCGGGCGGCGTGGAGGCGCAGGCATGGCTAGTTCCCCTGAACGTCTGACCTATTCAGGAAACTTTCACGGATGAAATGACTAGCCGTTGTCGTCATGATCGGTTGAACCGCAGATTTCCACACAGAACGTTTGCCCACGATATGTTTTTCTTGGTCTGAACTGTAGCGATCACTGGTTACCACCCCGCCCTTGATCAAGCGATAGTGGATGTGTCCGCACCATGGGCAATGGATTTCATGGTTGCCGTCCAGATTGTAATCCAGCACAGCCGAAAAATTTTTGGAACACTCATGACAATAAAGGTCTGTTCTAACTCTGTCTTTCATTAACTCGTCTCTTGAATTTTTGTTTTTTTACGGATTCGTCTTGGGTATACCACAACGCATCCACGTCTCGAAACACCGATGGATCACCCTTGATCAAAAGGCGGCGAAACACAGCCAAAAAGGCTTTCCCGGCATAGCCAAATGAAGCCAAGCCATCAAGAAATCCCCGGCGAAAATGCGAGTCGAGCTTCACAGCACACCCCACCAATGCAACACGCCAATTAGGATGCAGACGCCACAGACAATCTGCATCCCTAACCGGTCGTAAAAATTCACTGGGAAAGCTCTCGGAAAGCTCTGGCGATCTTGTCTTTCAGTACACCGACAATCGATGTTCCTTCAACCAACTTCTCACGAAGATGGTCGGTATCGAGCTTTTCACGTCGAAGCTTCAAGGACTCGGCAATGCGAGCCGCAGCCGACAATTGCTGTTCGGCTGAAACAGGGATCACGCCCTTTTTCAAATGGCCCGGCTGAATGACTCTGTCCCAATCAAATGGGGTCTTGTCGTGCCACAGCCATTTTTCTTTGTTGAAGCGCTTGCCATTGGCTTCTGCCGTCATCTTCTTGTCATCCCAAGAAAATGCTTTGTAGAAATCGCCAATGGGCATGGCGTCACGATATGCTACCGGTTCGTCAGGGTCCGACAAATCGAATAGCTCATAGACCACCCGATTGTTTTCTGTCGTTTGGACATACAAAAGACTTCCGTCTTTATGTTCTGCCCAACACCCGTGTTTTAGCACGTCATTGTTTTGTGCGTTCGCACCCGGTACATCATGTGTCGCCATGCCTGATTCTCCAACCAAAAAGGATTTTGGTAGAGACTATATGTTCTTGGCTATAATGTCAAGAACTAGTTGCTGGCAACCATGGGCATTGCATTGTCGCTTTCCCACCAATGGCGCTGATTGTCGTCATAGACATCCGAGGGAGTTGCAAGCATGTAGGGCTGTTCGGCATTGTCCGGATATGTCGGTTCGGACGGGCGAACATAATTCGGATTTGTGACGCTTCTTGGCGTCCGGCGAGGCATCGCCACCACGGTTTCCGGCTTCTTTTCCGGTTCCGGCTTGGGTTCCGGCATTTTGGTAATCACGGCTTCCGCCGCTTTTTGGGCAAGATCGAATGCCCAGATTGTGTCGGCTTCATCATCGGCATAAACCGTCATGGTCGTGCCCGAATCAACGATGTTGCCATTCTCTTGAACGCACCAATAGGCGGTTTCTTGGTTCTCTGAATCGGAAATCACCGCTTCGACTAGCACCCCGGCCTTTAAAACGCCGTCAACATACCTGTCTCGCATCTGTTCCCTGAAAACACCGACTTCAACGTTACCGTTCTGTCCGCCGTCCTTCCAAAACCACTTAGCCATAAAACTAAATTTTCCTTCTGTTTAGTTGAAGTTTAACCCTAACGTATGTGCCTTTGTTTGGTTGCATCCACATTCGTTATTTTAATTTCCTCGTATCAACAGCGCATATAATAAATCTGTAAGGAAATGTCAAGGCCCGATTCGCAAAAATTTCCATATAAATACAAGGGAGTCCTAGAGAGTTCCAAAAATTTTAGATGCCATTCAACATAGACGAATTCCGTGCCAACCTCGAAAGAGGCGGTCTAGCCAAGTCAGCAAATTTTCAGGTTTTGGTCCAGCGTCCGTTCGGTTCGAACATCAACCTAGAGCGTGACCTTCAGTTCCGCTGCACCAACTGCACCATTCCGGGCCGTCATATTGATACAGTGCCCACACAAGATTTTTCGATGCCGAAATATGTCGGCTATAACGTTTCATTAGATGATGTGCAAATGCGTATCCTTCTATCCGAGGATATGGCGGAAAAAATTTATTTTGATGAATGGATGGATAAAATTTCGGGATCGTACCGCACAGGCGTCACCGAAAACACCATGTTCGATTATGGATTCTATGACGATTACGCACTGAATACCATCGTTGAAATCACCCAATATGATGCAACTGGCGTGAAGACACACAAACACACGTTGCGTGAAGCCTTTCCAATCTCAATCGGCTCTGTCGATACATCATGGGAGGAAGACTCAATCCTCTATTTGGACGTGACATGGAAATATAGATACTACACAAGCGAATTACTATAATTAGGAGCAATTTTTGTCATTACCAGATATCAACCAAACTTTGACGTTTAAGACAAAACTGATAAGTTCTGATAAAACTATCGAATTCAGACCATTTCTAGCCAAAGAACAAAAGATTTTGCTTATGGCTCTAGAAGGTGGTTCAGTGGAAGAAGTCACAAATGCCGTTACAAACATATTGAAGGCATGTATTCTAACCAAGATTGACGTGCTGAAACTACCATCTTTTGATATACAACATTTGTTCTTGGAAATCAGAAAGAAGTCTATTGGTAATCTGATTGATTTAAAGATCAGACACCCAGAGTCGAATGCAGAATGTGACCATGCGCAACGTGTTGTTGTGGACCTTGATACCGTCAACGCCGTGATACCTGATACACACTCGAAAAAGATCAAGCTGACTGACAATATTGGTGTGGTCATGCGTTACCCAAGCTCACACATGTTTGAGTCACACACAAAAAGCACTGTCAAGAATACATTTGCACTAATCGCATCATGCATCGAGTCAGTGTACAATGAAGAAGAAATGTTTAGTGATTTCAGTAAAGAAGAAATCATTGCGTGGATTGATAAGTTGACGGCAGAACAATTGCAGAAGATTACAAATTTCTTTGAGACAATGCCTCAACTGGTTTTGGATATCAATTACAAGTGTGATAAATGCAAAAAGGATGTGTCGCATAGACTAAATGGCATAACCGATTTTTTTACATAAGCATGGTTCATGATTCTCTTGAAAATCAATACATGCAGAATTTCTATCTGCTTTTTGATTACAATCAAGATATGACTTACTGGGATAATATGTTGCCATATGAACGTGATATTTACCTTACCCTATTGAACCAACGACTAGAAGAACGACAGAGGGAAAATGACAGATTCTAATTCATCGACTCCACAGGCTATTCCGCCACTGCCACAGCCGCCTAAGCGGGATGTGTGGGGTCGTGATTTGCCTCTGCCAAATGGCCAGATTGACTGGCTTTCACCTGTAACACACGCTCAGCCGCAAGGTGGAGCGCAAGCCAACGTCGAACAAGCTGTTGACGACAATACAGAAGCTGTGAAGCATCTGACTGATGAAAACAAGGAAATTTTCACTGATATCGTGGATCAGTTCGAAAAATATGTCGATAACATCAAGAAATCTAATCAGAATTTCTTCCTTAAGCAAGGAAAGCTGCTTACCACAGAATTTCGTAAAAGCGTTATCGAAGGCATGGTTGAAGGTGCTGAGAAGACTGGTGAACGTAGTAAACTAGAAGATGTTAATTACAATCTTAGAGTTGTATATAACAATCTAGACAAGTTGATTGCTTCACAGAATGAAGAAGTGAAGATTGCTAAAGACAACCAAGAGGAAGACAAGAAAGAAAAAGCAAAGAAGAAAGCCCAAGCAACCGCTGAAAAGGAAGATAAGAAGGAAGCCCAGTTCGGTTGGCTTAAACAGTTGGTGCTAGGCAAGACAGGCGCTGAACGTCGCAAGGAAGAAAAAGACAAGCGAGACAACAAACGTTCTGGTGGTTTGCTCGATTTTGGAGGCGGATTGTTGGGAATGCTTGGCGATTTCCTTTTGAAAGCGGCTCCGCTTGCCGGGCTGGCTATTGGTCTGCTTGGTCCAGAAGGTACAATACACATGGTCAAGATCATGACGCCAGCAATCATTAAATTGGCTGATATTTTCGAAAAAAATGTAATTGAACCCGGAATCAAGATAGCCGCACAATTGACCAAGGATTTGGTCATTGATCCGGCCCTAAAAAGGCTTGATATCAAGCAGGAAGATTTCGATAAGGCTGTCTATGGCGACAAAAAGGCCAAGCCCGGTGATTTTAACTCCCCTTATGAAAAGGATGGTTCGTTCAATCCTTTCGACCCTAAACATGGGTTGAAAGTCATGAGAGACGTTGTAAAATATTTTTTCCCAAATATTCAGCCAAAAGTCGATCTAAGCCCATCTGGTTTGAAGGCTTCACGTGAGCAACAAAAAGAACAACTTCAAGGTTGGTTTCATCACCATAAAACAGTTGCAAATGCTTCCGGTTCCCCGGACGAACGTGACGAAAAGCGTATAGCAAAAGAGCCGGTAATCACCCCAAACGTGTACCATCCAGCGCCGAAAGAGCGTGATGATTTCGTTTCTTCGCCCCGTGATGCCGCCGAGCTTGCCACCATGCAAATAATGCGCAAACTAGAAAATCAAGATCGTGAGCGTATCAAAAATTCTAATTACATCAATGATTTCATTGATCAACAGAAGAACATGAAAGCTTCTGTCGGTCCTCTTGGTGCAAATGACATATCGCCTGAACAACAGAAAGCCAATACCGAACAAGCAATGGCGAAGGTAAATGCCGATATGACAGCCACTTGGAAAAGTGGCGTGGACAAATTTTTTGGCGGATTGGCGCAAGCATTCTCTAGCGATGGCGGATTGATGACACCAATTGGCAAACTGGCACAGCCACAGCCAACCAATGACTTCCAAAACATGCTATCCGACATGGATAAATTCTCGAAAGTCACTGGCACAATGAAAGCACAGTCAAAGGCTGATGCTACCAAAGCAACACAACCAATTATCGTGCAAGCACCAACAAGCATAAATACTTCGTCATCGGTTACTAACGGAACACAAATTAACACGTCAGTTAGAGCCGGAAACGATAGATCATTGCTTGGTTACAGATAAATGCCATCATTTACAATACAAAAGATTCTGGAAGATGCGGTTAAGAAAAACCAAATCTTCCAGAAGAACGAAGAATCTCAAAAATGGTTTTATGAACGGACCAGACGCACAAACATAACACCATCAAAGCTTATTCGTGAGTATTCTCAAGCTGAAATGAGAAACAGTTCTCAAATCCAGATTGGTTGTCTCTATTTCTTCTTCTATCACGCCAAAGGCGAAGATACAAAGCAACTTCCGTTCTATGACAGAACACCAATGATCTTTGTGACAGATGTTTGGAAAGATGCTCTTGGTCGCACTCAATACGCTGGCATCAACCTTCATTACCTTCCATACAAGCAACGTGCGCTGCTTATGGATGCACTGCTAGACCTAGAAAATACAGCCAACATCATGGCCGATAAGAAGCTGAAAATTTCTTATGGAATCCTCAAAAAAGCCGCTGCGAACCGTTGGTTTCGGCCTACATACAAGCGCTATCTGAAATCACAAATGCGCTCACGATTGGTTAAAGTGCCATTCGAGGAATGGTCTACCGCAGTTCTGTTACCCGTAGCTTCATGGCATGGTGCCTCACAGAAAGAAGTGTGGGCAGATAGTATCAGAAGACTTAATCCTAGAAAGAAAAAATGACAAATTACACTACTAATGTAAATGACGCAATCGAACTTATGGCTAGATTCGGTTACTTTGATTTTAATGATCAATCCTCCCGCAATAATTTCGTTAATACATTGACTTCATTTCTTGATCAAGCTGTTCGTTCCAAGTTTGTTCAACGATATATGATTATCTGTGACGATACCAATAACACAGAGAAAGTGTTGAACGATAATGAATTTGTTGGTGATATCTACCTCAAATATCCAGACAAACCAGAATTTACACACCTTAGCTTCGTTTCTACAAGAACAGCCGTCCAGTATGAAGAAGTAAGAGGCAGTATTGAAAATAATTGAAGCCATCGAAGTTAAACTTAATGACGGTAGAGTGATAAAGTTCGCTGGTGGCACTGTTACTTACGATGATGACGGTAACGAAATAGCCAGACGATATCTAACAAAAGACGATATTGAAGACATGTTGAATTCAATAGAAGTTCTAGAAACCCCCGACAAAAACGATTAATGCTATATATTGTTGTATATCAATAATTTAAGGCATTACTTTGTATAACGGAATCGAATACCTTCGGGGACCATCAGAAAAGATCGATTATGATCCGGCAATGCAGGCTGAAATCAAGCGCTGTGCTGCTAGCTATGAATACTTCGTTGAACACTACATCAAGATTGACGATAACTCTGGTAGTCTAAAGATTATCAAGCTCTATGACTACCAGAAACGTCTTCTAAAGCTTATCCACAACAACAAATTCACAATATGTAAATTCCCTCGCCAGTGTGGCAAGACAACAAGTATGGCAACATACATTGTTTGGTGTTTGTTGTTCAAAAAGCGTTTCAAGGTCGGTGTTGCGGCGGATAAGGACGAAACCGCTACAGAAATTATGGACCGTATCAAAACGGCTTATGAAAATCTGCCGTATTGGATGCAGCAAGGCATCAAGAAATGGGATCAGCACAAGGTTCAGCTAGAGAACGGTTCCCGTGTCGATGCAGCCGCCACCACAAAGAAAACCTTCCGTGGTAAGACCTACAACCTTGTTTTGCTCGACGAATTTGCGTTCGTGGACCAGAACATTGCCGATCCTTTCTTCACATCGATTTACCCGGTTATTTCGAAGTCTGACCCATCGATTCCAATCGATAAGCAGACCAAAATGGTTATCATTTCAACCCCAAACGGAATGAACCACTTCCACAAGCTTTATGTGGAAGCCGAGGAAAAGCAAAGCTCATTCAACGCCATTGAAATCCGCTGGAATGACGTTCCCGGTCGTGACGACAAGTTCAAACAGGAAACCATAAAAAATATTGGTGAAGACCGTTGGGAGCAAGAATATGACGGTTCGTTCTTGGGAGCGCCGACAAGCCTTATCCCTGCCAAAAAACTGAAAACATTGGCATGGCGCACTCCACGTGACGCATACGATGATATGAAATTTTGGAAAGCGCCGAGCGAAGGTCATACGTATTTCATCACGGTTGACATCTGCCAAGGTAGAGGCTTGGACTACCACGCAATGTCTGTAATCGACATTTCACAATTGCCCTATGAAGTTGTGGCAACATACCACAACAACTTATTGGATACTATGATGTATCCTTCTCTGATTTTGGAAATGGCCAAGCGCTACAATGACGCTTTCGTTTTGATCGAATTGAACAACAACGGTAAACAAGTCGCTGACATTCTGGCGTTTGAGTTGGAATATGAAAACATGCTGGCGACAAAGACCAAGGGGCGCTCTGGCCAATATCTATCGGTCGAATCATCGGCAACCATGGGATTGACCATGACGAAGCCGGTCAAGTCAACCGGCTGTTCTAACCTTAAATCATTGATTATGAATGACAAATTGATCCTGAACGATTACACATTCATTCAGGAATTGACCACATTTGAAATCGCTTCTGGCCAGTACAAAGCGGCTAATGGTGCGCATGACGATATGGTCATGACACTGGTTTCGTTCGCATGGGCGACCACGGAAACCTACTTCGCAGACTTGCTCGACACAAACATTCGTGAGCTATTGTTTGCAAGAAAAATCCAACAAATGGAAGAAGACCTTGTTCCCGTTGGATTTTTCCCTAACGATGATCCTAATGACGATGGTGTTGGCTTCTAGGCGTCATTCAAGCTCTGTAGCCAATACAGGATTGGAACAACCCGATATTTTTCGATGTTGATGAACTGGCAAAGCTCGAAATCGTAGGTTTCGAACACGGGCTTGCCAGTTTCCTTGGATACGATCACCCAACTTGCGTCAATCATCTTTCAAAATCTCGATGGTCGTCTTGCCGTCTTTTTTGATGATCCGAATCCGATCAGAAGCGAGACGAAGTGTAACGACTGTTTTGTGATCAGCCTTTAGGGCTTCAAGCAGACTATCGACTTGACCGGCCTTCCATTTGTATTCCTGATATTTGGAAGTCATCAGCTAGGCTCCACCAGCTTGATCTTGCGAACCTTGGCGATCACCGTTTCCGTTTTGTCGATGTTGCTAAGCGTGGTTGTGCCACCAATCGAACCGAGGCAGCGGGCATGAGCGATTTCGTCAAGCGCATCCTTTTCGGAAAGTGCCTCATAGACAAGCCACATCTGGCCATCGACTGTCAGAACTTGCATCTTCATTTTCATAATAGCCTCACTCGATAATGGTGAAAAGGACAGCGGCCTTACAGTCGTGCTTCTCCCACAACTGGCGGATGGTGGACTCGTTGAACTTCGGCGGCACTTGAACAGTCACGGACGCCATGCGATCAGCATGATTGACGACCTGTGACAGGATCGAACGATTGCCGAGGAAAACTCGGAACGCACGGGCCTGTATCGAACGCATTGGGCCAACCATAATCTTCATTTCACTTCCCCTTTCAACCGGCAACGTCGATCTTGCGACCGCCATGGTAGGCACCATAGAAATCCCAAGGCGACTCTTGGTCGGCGTCATTGTTCGACAGAAGATAATCGATCATGTCGGACTTGTTCACGGCGATGTGGGCGATTTCGCCATTCATCAGCACGGGCGCATAAATCTTGCCGGGCTTGTTCAGTTCGGCAACGAATTCTTTGATCTTCATATCTCTAGAACCTCTTTGTTCCTACATTTACGAATATATAGGAAATCTAGAGAATGTCAATAGGCAATCAGTTCTTCATTTTGAAGCGCTTGCGAACGCCGCATTTGGTGCATTTACAATAAGAAACGACGCCATGTGGCAGAGACTCAGGAGTCTCCACCAACAGCTTGCGTTCCTCTTGTTCCCAGATATGGAAACAGCCAGAAAACAGGAATGCAAATAATCTAAACATTAGACCACTCTAAAATGACGCTTCACTTCATCGGGAATCACTTCCCATTTCGTTCTGCGAATGAAAATGTTATGGCGAATCCAGTTTTCACCCATATATTCAGTGAAATAACCAAGAATCAACGCCAGTTCATAGGAGGTTATGTCTTCCCGTGGGTCATAGGACAAATGAATTGTCCTATCCCAGACATCGAGTGAGTTAGCGATATCACCCAAACCAGCAAATCTCCATAACAGGAAGCTTAGCGGCGTCGAATTCTTTACCAGCGGCAAGGGTCTTTTTTCGCCTGAATTCAACCTGTGATTTGGTTAGCCCAATCCAGTGAGCGGTATATTCAATATTGTTCGAACTAAGGTATTTCATCAGCCCATCCAACTTATCTAGGTTGGACTCATTAAAAAATCTAATTTGCATTAATTTCCTGTTAGTGCTTTTGGTTCAAAAAACAACCCTGAAATGGTTGCCAACTGGGTAATGAAGAATTCTTTTACTTTGTCGTCAGAATATGGACATTGGTCGTCAACCATAATGCCGAAAATATGGTGTCCATCATCGTCCAATGAGAAAAGTTCTAGAGTGATATCTGTCTGTATTTGGTTACAGCTTCTGATTGCGCCTCTTATACCGTTTTCAATGGTCGCTACAACACGCTCACTGTCGCCGGTATAGTCAGCTAATTGGATAATTCGTTTATTGTTGAATTGGTTGACAAGGTGATAGGTTTTGAATTTTTTAACTCTTGGTGGTCTGGCCATCTGTTGCCCTTATTGTTCAAATTGTTTAGCAAATTGCATCCTAAGCCTAGCAAAATCTAACAGATGATCTTTTGTATTGCCAGTAAAGATTTGTAACTGTGCAAATTCATCCACCACTAATATACGATACTTATTTATCTGAATGCCTGTTCTTTCCTTGAACATAGCTGCGTAGCAGCACACTTGCATTCTATAACCCTTAACGTATTCCTCTTTTTTCTGTGATGTTGATCCTTTGAAGTCCACAATTTCCGGTTCTTCAAATTCAGCAATCAAGTCGGTTCGGCCCGCTACCTTCAATTGAGTCGAATAGAGCGGCGTTTCGATGCACCATGGTTCCTTCATGGTCGCATCAAGATATTTTTTCAATTCGAGATACAGGGACCGATGGAATGGTGTTGGCGGATTGACCGGATTGCCAGCCACATAATCTTCCATCATGCCATGGATGATGTTACCCCGTTCAGCCGCTCGATTGCGAAGGAATTCGGCCTTTTCCTCACCCATGCGTTGTTTCCACTTTTCCAGACCTTCCTTGGCCTGTAACGCCAGCACAGTGGTCACACTGGGGAACTTGCCTTGCGGAGTCAGATAGTAGCGACGGCCATCAACGTTTTCAGTCTCGATATGCGGGAGATTGAATTCCTTCAATACTAATCCTTTGGAAAGCAGTTGGCCACTAACCAACCATTGTAGTGTGCATCAAGTGAAGCAAGTCTGGTTTCTTGGATGACCTTCAAAGCATTCTCACAGGCTTCCTTATCATTGAATTCGGCAGTGTAACCAAACGAACCAACACCATCGGTGATTAGCATGAATATCAGAACAAATTTGAACATTATGTTACCAATAAAAATCCAAGGTGTGGCTTGTATAACCGCTGTCGGTGTATTCTATAGTGTAATAATTATGTTCGACACGAACACCCGGCAATTCTTGCTCTAACAAACGGGCTAAATCAGAATAGTTTCTCTGAAAATAGAGTCCGTCTTCACCATTACGAATATGACATGTCGGTTTATTATTTAAAGCAGCACTTTTCAGTTTTGTTTTTATGAGTTCTATATGAGTTTTAACCCATTCAACCTGATAGTTATAAAGTGCTTCCGCTTCTTTTGCTTTCCGTTCTTCTTCTCGTTTGGTGAACAAAGCGTTTTCTTCTTCAATTCGTTTACGGGCTTCTTGTTGCGCCCGCCTTAATTCTTCTGCAAAACTATAACTACTCAATTTAAGAACCCCACCAGCGGCGCATCAACTTCCAATTCCACTTCATGTATTGCCAAAATCCCTTACCTTGAAATTCTTCGTGCATCCAACTATGTTGTTTGTCGATAATTTCCTGCAAGCGTTCGGCTTCATTCTTCCACGCAATCCAACTCTGTGGATTATCATGGATGTTTTCCACATGATCATCCACTATTGGAGTCCTCTTTCAATATTATACTTGAAAGCATGAATGATATCACCAAGCTTTGCGGCGGAATCAGTAGGGTTCATAATGAAGGCGAAAAACGCCAAAAATAGAATAATTCCTAGAAATTCTTTGATCATCTGCTTTGGTTTCTAAATTTATCTATACCTGATTGTGAATATGGATATGCAATGTAATTTGAAGGAAGTTTGGATAGGTCTAGTTCTCTACCTGTGCTTGCGAAGCAATCTTTAACCCAATCGATATCAACTGGAAAAGAGAATGCTGTTTCTGGCAAAATCTGACTTAATGCCTTTGAATATTCAGGATAAGCTGTTTTGAAACCATCTGGCAACATTGTATCCTCGCCTTTCCAGAAAATCACACCGTATTTGTCGATTTCCAGATATTCTTTCATACCAGAATCGGTATATGGTTTAGACCAAATGCGAATATTCTTTTCTTTAGCCAAAATTGTCTACTCTCTGTTTAACACGGGCGGCATCGATCTTACCACCATATTTCTTCATGATTTGTCCGACAAACCAGTTTTTGAGATTAGGCTGAACCGTTGTCGCCTTCTCCCACTGTCCCCGGTTGTCGATTATGCAAGACTCAATGGCGGCATCGATTTCATTGTCAGAAATTTCTGCGAACGCATGTTTCTTGCGAAGTTCTTCGTATTCGACCTTGCCAAGGTCCGGTAACATCGCCTTGCGCTGATTGAATGTGAGATTGTCGTTCACCAGCTTAAGGAATTCCATGCGGTCATTGACGATAGCAAGCGCACGAACCCCCTGTTCCTTGGCCATCTGTGCGATTGGCCCGGTAAAAAGCTTGATGGCGTCTTCCTTGTTCCAACACAGGGAAAGAAGGTAACAGAAATCAACCCAGTCAGTGTCAAATAGGTTTGCCAGAGCTTCCGACATCTTATGGTCTATTTCCAGACCATATTGATTAGCTAAGTAAGATTTGGGTGGCTCAACAAACCAGAATTTTTCGATATAGGCTTTATCTGTGAGTTTTGACCATACAGTAATGGTGCCGGTCGTATGATTAACGGTTCTACCAGTCAACCATTCGTCCGTCTCGATATCAATGATATATTCGATGTCATCACTCACGATTTGTTCCATCACGGACTATTGACTTGTCAGTCAACATTTTGCATTCGACGTTTTCGCCTTCAATACCAAGCCCTTTCGGAATATATGGGCACCAACCCCATGGTCCGGAGCGCTCGCATACCTTTTTACAAGTGCATTTGGTCATTTCTCAAACCCTGTCCAGTTCATCAGCCAAATGCAGCAAGGCCAAAGCCATTTGCCGACAATCCATGGCATCGAATAGGACCGATATCCGATTAGGATCATTGAATTTTATGTTCACACGATCTTTATGATGTGGATTCGTAGCGACCCAGAAATCGCTACGAATATGCCAGTTGAACCCGCCTTGAAATAGCGGACCATGAATGCCGCCACTTCTATCCCGCTTGGGGTATTCCATAGGATGGTCCATAATCAAAGCCTTTTGGTTTACAGGTTAAGGTCTTCTCTCGATAGAATCCACTCACGGCAAATGCCAGAGCGGACAATATCATTGACATCGAATTCCACAGAACGGAATGATGGCATGTTTTCGATGATTTTGATGGCTTCTGCACCACCAGAAATCTCGTATTTCTTTACCAAATCAATCTGTTTCGTGTCACCAGATATGATCACTCTGCAATTTTCACCAATACGGGTTATAACCGTATGGATTTCATGCATGGTGCCATTTTGGAATTCGTCAAGTATAACAATTGCATCCTTGAATGTCAAGCCTCTAAGATAAGAAGTTGTGGTGAATTCTAGAATGCCCATCTTTTTCAGACCTTCATAGGCGTTCTCACGATTGAACAATTCGGCAACGACGCCCGTATAAGCCATTTCATAAATTTTTGATTTTTCTGCCAGCGAACCCGGTAGAAATCCCGAGTCCTTGGTTGGTGCAGCCGAACGCACAATGATTACCTTCTTGAATTCCTTACCCGATAGCACTTGTTTGAGTGCCAGATAGAGCGCACAGAAGGTCTTCCCCGTGCCCGCTGTGCCATACAGGAGCAAATTATAATTTTTTCGATAGGCGTCAAAGGCTTTCTTTTGATTGTCTGTCTTGGGAGATACGTCCACCAGATTCAATGCCGGTCTGGAGTCTTGATGGTGATAACCCTTCTCCGGTTCTTTTTCTTTAGCCCGCCCACGTTCTCTTTTGACAGTCTTTTTATAACGTGGTGCTTCGTCTTCGAAATAATCGTCCAAGTGATGTTCCTTTGTTATTGTTATTGGCACATGACGAAAGTTTAGATTTCTCCAAGGTTTCCTGAATTTATAGTGGAACCGTGGTTGTTTTTCTTGATACGATTAAGCAAGCTTTTCCAACCATTATCAGTCTTGATGCCGCCGACATCATGAACCATGTTGAAATTTGTAATGATTTGTCTGTATTGTGGATTGTCTTTGACGAACTCGTCTCTTTCTGCGATGGTCATTTCGACCGTAAAGGATTCTTCTGTGTCAATAGTTTCGAAAGTATAGTGAGGCAATTTATGTCCTAAAAATGATACGCCCCTGCATTGCCGGGCAAGGCGAATACAAGGGCGGTGGTGGCTAAGTTATTCTTTTCATAATAATATTTATCATCCCAAATTTTTCACCCAAGACGGCTTTCCGGTATTTACAAAGGTGTTATCGTCAGAACAGTAAAAATAATTTCTGACAGCACGGTCGGAAAATTCATACTCAAATACGACGCATCGGTTTTTCTGCATTTCTGCCGGAATGATATAGTCGATGTTCTTGGACAGATTGTTGCGATCAGAAAATAATGCGCTCCTGTTTCCAACCATTCCCCGGAATTTCATATGGCATAGGACTCGGAATTCCGGTCTAAACAAACCAGCGCTCCCATCGTAGCCGTTTTTGTAAACAAATTTTTCATAGGCATCTATCAGATGCCCCATTTCATCCCAATCACTAATCGGAACGAGTCCTACGGAATAATTGTTAATCCATGCGCCTTCTTGTTGCATATCAGGGAAACGAACGTAGAAAGTTTTCGGTAGATCGTTGATATCACTCAACGTCCCAAAAACCTGATTAAAGTATTGGTGTTCGATGAAGTCTTCATCCCAGTACAAGACATCGAACGGTCTTTGTGGATGAAGACTCCACTCTCTCAATTTTTTGGTTAAGCTAACCATGACGGCTTACCCAATCTAAGTGCTCTAGTGGTATTGTATATGAACCGTGGTACTGGATCATCCCCGCTGATTTCAAATACATAGCAGTCATCCGCTTCCAAGAGGGAGGCTGAATTTTCAAACAAATTGAAGCCCATCAAGAAGTCAGTAACAGTGACTGTGAGTGAGCGTCCGCCTCTATCATGAAATTTTAATATCGTGCCTTGATTAATGGTATCTCGAACCACTGCCTTGTACTTAAGGTGTGCGAGATAATAAACATCAGGCGCTTCACGTTCTAGTTGAAGGATAACAGATTTCGAGTCGGCACACTGTAACAGGATAGCTTCTCTAAGATACTTCTTTCCATTTACGGTCACAAACGTTCTGTTTGGTGCCCATAGCGTGTCATTTTTAAGCTCTGCCATTGTGGCCGATAGTCTTCTATCGGGCCTGTAGGCAACCCATTTGCCCCACGTAATAGGCAAATCTTCATTGGTTTTAAGTTGGAAGTCGGAAGGTGGAACCATTCAATCAAAAATTTCTAAAGGTATAAATACAAGATTAACATAGGAGCTTTCAAATGTCAACACTAACCCCAAAACAGCGTGATGCTGTCATCAGAACCATTTACGGTGAAGCCCGTGGTGAGCCTGAAAAAGGGCAGATTGCGGTCGCTCATGTCATCAAGAACAGAACGATGGATAGAAGATGGTCCGCTGATGCTTATGAAGTCGTAACACAGCGCAATCAGTTTTCATCATGGAATAAGAACGATCCGAATTATGATAAGATTCAAAACTTGCCAGAAAACAATCAGTTCTATATGGCTATCGGTCACATGGTAGATGACGTATGGGCATCGCCTGCCGATCCTACACGTGGCGCTGTGTACTACTACGCACCCGCTGGAATGCCCGGTCGCAGAGCACCGAACTGGTGGCCTTCTGCCGTTCGTGAATCTGGTGGCCAAATACAGATTGGTGGCCAATTTTTTGCTGGTAAAATCGCACCAAGAAAGTAAAGCATATGAGATTCAAAGCCTTCTTGCTCGAAAGCGTAACTTCCGAGAAAGCAAGAGAAATGGGTTTGACCTACTTTGGCTTTGGAAAATATGGCCAGAATGGGCGAGTGGAATATATCGCCCATAACGGTCAATTGATCCCGTTCAACGCCAAGGTCAAGCAGACCATGGACGCCAACCCGAACCACAAACATCTGAAACGTGTGGATAAAAGGGTTTACGAAGGCGAACAACGCCTCATTCAGACACAAATTTCCAAGCAGACTGCCGGTGCCATTGGCGAGCATATCGCTGTAGCGTTCCTGAAAGGCGAAGGCATCCACGACGCCGCACCACTGAACACCCGCACCACAAATTTTCCAGTCGATTTGATTGGCGATCACATCCTTGTCGAAGTCAAGACCGGTCTGATATCGAATCAGAAGGGGGCGCAGCACTGGCGAGCTACCATCGGGCAACCCGGCAAAAAGGAAACCGAATGGTTGAAGACGGCTTCCAAGGAAGACAAGGCGGCATGGAACAAGCGCAAGAACCAAGAAATTTTAGCCCGTAAAAACAAGGTTCTGGACGACATGACCAAGAAATACGGGACCAAGATCAAGGCCAAAACCTTGACGACAATCATCAATCCCGATACACATACGGCTGACGTGTATCTATTCGAAGGATTTCACTCTGCGATTCGCTGGAATTCGGATGAAGCAAAAAAGGCTTATCAGGGAACATTCCACTATGGAAAATAAAGTACCGGAAGCCGTGGAAAAGGAATTCACCACGGCACTCGATCAGCATGAACAGGATTTGCGCAAGGGCCTAGGCAAACACCTAGACCATATCGAGAAACACGAAATCCCGCATGGTAGCGAACATCACATCGACGCTACAGAAGGCCAGCCCGATCAAACGGGCAAGGGCAAAGACTCGGCAAAGTGAACCATCGCTTCAAAGGCGACGAAGAACACAAGAGCGGCGAGGATTACGAACGTCAATTTGTCGGTCATGGATAGTCCCTTTCTCGTTACAGATAGAGACTATCGCTAAAAGTTTAATGATTCGTTAACAAGCATTTCAGCAAGCAGTGTGCCATCATCATGTTGAACTGGGCGCTTGAAAAGCACCTTGGCAAGGACAATTCCACAATATTCGTCGTCCCACATCTGAACGACTTCCCAACCCTGCTTTCCAAGTTCGTCAAGATAGGCCACGAACCTATCTTCGTCTTTCTTGAACGAGACGGCATGTGTGCCGATGAAATATTCCCACTTCATCTTATCGTCACCACATAAAATTTTGGATAACGCTTGTTGCGTTCCTCATGATCGTTGACGACATGGCAAGCGTCATCTGCCTTGTCTTCCGTTGGCTCTGTCTGTAACCAGCATTCAACGCCGTCCTGCATATAGGCGACGGCATACCGATCATTTGGGTGATTCTTTTTGTTCATCATGCAATCCCATGTGAAATGAAATAGGCCAAGATCAGAGCGAAACCGCCATAGGCCATGATGATCAGACGCAATTTGAGTGCATGAACACCTGTCACCTTAACACCAGCCATCGTGACTGTGTTTGCGAGCAAACCGGTAACAAAAAGTCCTGAACCGATCACCCAGAACGGAATCGATATAAGCCAGCAAATGTAGAATGCCATTTTCAATCCATTGAATCGTAGTCGTCTTTGTACGGGCGATAGAGCGCAAGCGTCTGGGCATCTGTCAGATTGTAGGTCCGTTGAACCCACGTTGCCGCCCCTCGATACTCTGAATCGCTGTACACCATTTTACCGTCAACGATGACGTTGACACGTCCGACCGGGCGACTTTCTCTAAGCTTGATGTCAGCCATGGTAGGTTTCATCCCCTTCTTCAACCCATGCCTGAATGAATTCGTAAATTTCCTGTTCCGTCATCGAACCGACGATGAAACTGTGTTCATTGTAGAAACTGTTGTGAAGTTCCGGTTCACTGTCGATTGCAGCTAGCAATTCTTCCTTGGACATATCAGGCGAAATGAACATCGAACCTCTCTTTCTCGACATCACACATATTCCACATATTCGTGAAAGTCAAGGCTTGACTTTCGCTAGATTTCAGATATTTGGAAATACGAACTGAAAGGGAGAATCAAATGTTCTATCTTATTCAGGTCTGGTCAGAATCCAAACACGATTTCCTCGGTTCATCCGCCTCGATGGAATCCCTTATGGCAAGATATCCAGACGTTACCGACTGGAAGCCAAACGGAGTCGGCGGCGTAACGTCCAGAAAGACTGGATTGGTTATCAAAAAAGCCTCTTGACTTCCTATACATTTCGATTATATTTGGTATTGTGAGATTGATGAGAAAGAAGTGAGAACGATGAAGTACGTTGCCTTCTACAAGAATCAGAAGACCGTTGTCGAAGCCGACACCAAGTTCAAGGCGCAGCTTATGGCCGCTGCCAAGCTTGGTGCCAAGAAGTCCTATCAGGTCGCAATCGAGATTGCCAATGAAGCCGGTCAGGTCGATATGGCTAAGGCCAGCGTCATGTTTTCGTGAGGTTTTGATGCCCAAATTCCGTGCCACCGCCTACAACGATAAGGGCTGGACCTTCCAGTTCTTTTTCAAGCATGACGGTTGGGGCCAGATTGACGAAAAGGCACGGCTTGCACTTGACTTGCTGGTCGAAGCCGATCCCATGCACAAGCAGAACGGCCCGTGGAACTTCCGCAACATTGATGTGAGCGCCTGATGAACGGAATGTGGCTGATTTTCAGCAATTCAGTTGGCGAGCTTGATCGTAGGTTTGTCCCGATCACCGATGGCGTCGAACCCGATGTGACCGGAGCGCTGGTCAAGTTTATCAAGGATATCGGTATTTGGGCTGATGGCGACTCCATCAAGCTTGAAGAAGGCTGGTCAGAAGGACCGTCATGAACCCGCAATTCGTCTATGTGGTCTACAAAAGCGTGGATAACGGGGTGGACGTATGGAAAAACGTCCAATCGATTTGGCTCACCGAACGGGAAGCAGAGGTTGCAGAAATCAATCTGTTTCTAAACGAAAAAAATCCTGATAGAGTGGAATACTCTTGGGAAGAAGTTGAAATCGGAAAGGATTTGCTGTGATCGCACAACCGGAACAAATCGTCGCCGCATTGACGGTAATCGCCAACCATAAGATGCCGGATGAAAATCCGATCACCGAAGATCAAGCGATTTTGGTTCAATACGTGTCGATGGTCAAACAGGTGGCAATTGACGCTGCCGAATATATTGGATTGCTTCAAAAAGAAATCGAACTGTTGAAACAATCCAAAAATAAACGGCGCAAGAAAGCTCAAACGTCGATGTAGGCAATCTTGATGTTGGATGACTGAAAAGGTCGAACAACTCTAGATTCTTCCGTTGATGGGAATATGAACAGAAATTCTGTTTCCCAATTTTTGGAAGCGAACCAATCCAGATAAAGCATTCGATTGGCGCAATCGTCAATCGATGCTCTGGTTTCTGGTCCGTAACCGAATGTGCCATCATAAAGATTGGCCATGTTCAATTCGGCATCCTCAAAAATGAAATCGAACCCCAGACAATAGAGCGTGTTGGCACCACGCTTGATTGCCTCACGCATGGCGCACATGCCTGCGTTCTCACGCCTGCGAAATGGCGAGTATGTCGCTGGTTCGTATTGTTCTTCCACGGGCGGAACTATAAAGCGTTCCCGAGGAAACGACGATTCCAAAATTTCTCCGATGATCTTGTCATCGATTGCCACCAGATAATCCAGCTTGGGGATAGTCCTGAATGCGGCATTGCATCCAAAGATTGGCCCAAGCTGCTTGAACCAATCCAGATCGATCTTTTCTCTGGTCTTACCGTTCCCCAGAATAGTCGCTATTGTCATCATCTTCACCAATATGTTGCTGTTTTTCTAGCTTCTTTTTACGCTTTTCTCTGATTGTTTCAGATGTCTTCCTGTAATCAGAGTAGTCCGAATCATCTTCATAATCCAGATTATGGCGTTTGAATGTTTTGCCCATTCCTATGCAGTTTTAGCTGTCCTCTTAGCTGTTGTCTTCTTCACTGCCGGGCCAGTTTTTTTCACTGGTTTTGGTTTCGCATTCTGTTGCTTCAATTCTTCTTTCAATTCTTCTGATGGAATAATTTCAACCACAGAATTTTCATTGATATCATCGAAATTTCCGAAGCCGGTCAAAGAGCCGACCGAAGAACTTGCCAAAGGGCTTTGCACCGCCTTAGTGCTTGTTTTCGTTGGAACAATTACCTCTGGTCCCCACTTGGCTTCCAAGAGCGGAAACGCCTCTTTGATCAATGCACGTGTCACTGTCTTCTGTGGCAGTCTGCGATTGTCCTTAACGAAGCACAAAAGGGTTGCATCGTCCGGATGGATTGAACCTAGGAAAGAAATGAACAATTCTTCTCGCTTACCCTGCTTCATTGTCGGATATGGGCCGGTCGAGTTGAAGTGTTGCAATAGGCGGAAGTCTTGCCAGATGCGACCACGCAACAGATTTGCGTCATCTTCCGATTTCTTCCATGGCGGCGTTCCTTCTGGAATCAGCCATTTGATGTTGGAGTCAAAAACATACCCCAAAAAGGTTTTGAGTTGCTTGCCAGAGTGCTGATGCAGCATGGCAATCTTTTGTTCTTTCGACTTGGCCTTGTCCACCATGTCGAAAAGTTCGTTCATAGATACTTGTTGCATTAGATTCTCTCTATTCTCGAATCACCATTGCGGATTGGGATAAACATCCAACGGCGGCGTTCATGTTCTGGTAGTTGTTGACGCCATTGTGCGGCAACATACTTCAAATGTTCGTCGGCCTTTTCTCTTGGTAGTTGGCCGACATCGACATAATACACAAAACGTGATTCTTCTGAATTATTACAATTACACATATTAGAATTCTTCCAAATTTTCTACAAGGTTACGCAAGCCTTTATCCATGAAGTATTTCATGAGCTTGATACCCCTGTGTCCTGTTACTTCTTTCTTTATATAGGCTTGGTGAATATTCTCCACCAATTCGTCGGGAAGCTTGAACAGGGAAATAAGGTTTTCATTGCGATTGTAGTTTTCCAGTGTGCGTTCATCGAACACATTTTCCGGAACCGATGTCAGCCATTCATTGACCTTGGCATC